ACACTAAGATCATATTTCATATCGCCCTGTTGGTAATAGTTGGTTGTTATCTTTGTAATTTTTTCTTACCTTTGCATTTTTCCTCAAGGAATGTACTAATGTCTTAAGAGGCTTACCAACACTGTGCATTGTATAAGATAGAGCGTTCATGTCCTTTGGTAGACACTTACCGCTCCACCCGAGATTATCTTCGTATACGTTTGAGTGAGTACGATTCATTCTGGGGTCTAGTACAATTCCTTCTCTAACATCATTAAAACTAGCATTGAAAGTTTGACATATTTCAAACACATCATTCCAATATTCCACTCGCCTCATAATCCAGTAATTTTCAGAGTATTTAATAATCTCTGCTTCTTCGTGACTTACTAGGTGAATTGGAGCGTTAGCGTTCAAAACCTTCATAAACATTCTTGCTACCGCTTCTCTGGCTATCTTATTACCTCCAATTATCTGAAAACCATCCTTGCGAGGCTCTAAGAGGGGATGTCCCAGGGTTTCTCCAAGAAACTCAGGTGACATACATACTGGTACATTAAATTCTATTTCTAGCCTCTTACAAGTTCCGATCTCAACGGTGGATTTAACCAAGAAAACATTCACAATATCTTTGTACTTTTCCACAGCCTTTTCCACAATCGAAGTATCACACTGACCAGTTTCTTTATTCATTGGGGTAGGTACACCGATAATTGCTAGATCATAGTGGTTGTACTTCTTTTTAGAGAATCCTTTAGATGTAACAATATCTGCCTGAGTAAAATACTTATGATAAAACTGACCTAGCCATCCAAAACCTATTAATAAGACTTTTGGTTGATTATTTACTACATCACTATCTGGTTGTGTTTTGCCTAGTTTTTTCATATTTTTTATGGATTAATCCACATCCAACTTCTATTTTTATCTCTAATTTCACCTTTAATAAATTTATTTCTACCAAGAACATAGAACTTCTCAATCCTAAACGCTTTCACATAAGCATCTACTACAAAGATAGCTTGTAAAATATTAAAGCCAGTCTTATTTCTTTTTAGAGAATAGTCATGTCCTGAAATAATCCCACCCTTTTTAACCTTTTTAGACCACCAATAAATATCTTCTGCTACCCATTTAAAACCATGATGTCCATCTATATAAACAAAATCTAAACTATTATCTTTAAAATCTTTTAACGCTTCCATAGAGGTTTTTCGTATGATCTCACAATTAGAATGGGGAGTTAAACGCTTTATAGCTTCTCCATAAATTACATCTTGTCTAGGTTGAAGGTACGCATCTTCTGAATTATTATAATTATAATCAGCATATTCTAACCAGGGATCTATTCCATATATCTTAGCTCCCTCCTTCACTAGATATTTTGTAAATTCTCCTTTATATACACCTATTTCAACTCCCACCTTATATCCCATCTCTCTAAAAAAGATAGGTAATTGTCTGCGTTTACAATTAGGTATTTCAATCTTACCTGTTTTATCCATTGGTAAATCTAAACCATCTTTAATTACTGACATAAATATTTTCCTTATATTACTATCCAATCTTCACCCCTCATGTCACCCTCACTAATTATCCACTTATGATCTTTACCCTTAGTATGAATTTGTAATACTTCGTCAGCCATAAAGCCATATTCTTCTTTAGAATCCCATTCTTCTCTAGTTATCTTATTGCCATCCATAATCTCTTGAATAGCATCTGGAAAGTTCATGTTTGCTATTTCTGCGTTTTCTATTACTGGACTAGCCATTCTTCCCCCCTTTACTTAAAGATGTTGATACGTTTAATGCTTCACGCCTTATTTTCTCAATGCGTTCATCAATAGCTACACGAATAAACTCAGATTCATTATCGTGAGATAGCTTTTTAATTGACCGATACTGGTCATTTCTTAAATTGATGAGTTTCTTAACCATATATGTAGGATATATGTCTATTTTATTTCATGTCAATAGGTTTTTTTAGCCATAACCACAACCCATAATCTTCTACTGCTTCTGTTTTAAGTATCTCGTAGCCCATCTTTTTAATTAAAAGACCAATAGACTGTTCTGTATAAGCTACACCAGACCACCACTTATCTTGTTTTACTTCATCTGTTCTAATTCTTACCTTGAATATTCCCCCTGGCTTCAACACCCTAAACACTTCTCTAAAATTACTCTCTACCATTTCCCTAGTTTTCATGTGTTGAAATACTAAATAGGAGAAAACAACACCTATTGAGTTATCAGATATAGGTAATTTCATTCCATCTGTCTCTACGAGATATGCTCCAGGGACTCTTTCTCTAGCTTCTTTTATCATTTCCCCTGAAATATCAGTACCAATTAAAGTTGTTTTCCATATCTGAGCGTGTTGTAATATTCTGCCATTGCCACATCCTAGTTCAAGAAATGGTCGTTTATCACTCATTAATTCATCTGACCAAATATAATCAACATAATCTTCTCGACCACTTTTACTAAACTGTTCCTCAGTAATCTCTCTACCATAATCAGAGTTGATGAAATACTTGGAGTTCTTCTTAGCTAGTTTATCCCAAAGTTTTTTCATATTATAATTTCTATCCCATCTTCGAGAAGCATTGTTTCATCACATGGATCACCACTAATACTATTCTCAATATAAGACTCTGGTTTATCTATAAACTTAGGCTTGATATTTGTACCTAATTTATGATTAATAAGCATTACCAAATCATTTATTGAATCACCACATCCTGTACCAATATCAATAACTCCAGTCTTATCAAGATTTAAAATAATATTGTCAATGATGTCATCAATATATATAAAATCTCTAGTCTGTTCACCATCACCCCATATAACAGGACTTCTACCAGCCTTCATCTCTTGGACAAACTCATATACAACGCTAGAGTAACCTTTCTTGTGACCTTCTCCTACACCATAGCCAGCAAAGATGCGTAATCCTAATGCTCCTATATCATAAATCTCAGCTAATCCCTCAAGTATCTTCTTAGTCTTAGCATAAGCGGTATCACCTTGATAGACTGTACCAGAGCTAGGATAGATTAATTTAATCTCATGTTCCTTACAAAACTCAGCCACACTAATAAAGTTCTCTATTGTTTCCCTTACACTGTAACTCAAGGCATGATTGAACCAGTTGTTAGATGAAGGAGAACCAAATAAGAAAACATAGTCTACATCTGGCCTTAACTCCTCATAGGTTTCCCAACCCATCTCTAGTAATCGCTTATTAAGAGCAGAACCAATAAATCCTGACCTCCCTGTGATTACGCAAGATTTTTTTTCCATCTTTTCTCCCAATTTTTATGGATCAACGCATGACAATGACTGCACAATCTCATCCAGTCATTAAAATCACGTGTATATTTTCCACTTATATTATGCCAATGATATACTTTTGATTTTGTAGTTCCACACTTTTCACATTTTTTCTTTTTACCCAATTTTCCTTCTATCCACCTATGTAATGCTGGCTTTCCAACATCATCACCCTTCCATAGGGAATGTTTTTCATTAGTTATTTGCAAAAACTTCTTACCTTTATTCCAAGTAACTTGTCCTTTTTTAAATTCTGTCTTAACAGAATGATGTTTATTTTTATGAGCTAGAGATATTTTATTTTTAGTTTTTTCACTTACTTTTCTGCCGACATTCCTTTTATCTCCTTTTTTAAACCATCCCTTATTTAACTTCTTAATCTTATATTTTAACCCAGATCTTCTTTTACGATATTTATAAAAACAAGTCTTACTACAATATTTTGTTCTTTTCACCCTACTAGGTTTTACTTTTACTTTTTTACCACATTGACAAATAATATACATAAAACTATTGTACCAATAAAACCATCACTAGTCAATCATAGCTTTTTATATAACTTAACAATATTATCTAAATGATTGGGTCTTGCCATATATAATGCTGATTGTGAGTAAAATTTGTACACACTACTTTTTTCTTTTAATAGTTTGCATTGAAAAATCATCTCATCTATACTATCTACCTCAACATAAGCACCGCCCCAACCATTGAAACCTTGTTCAGAATAAGCAATAGTAGGAATACCAAAAGAGCCAGCATTTGCTAATTTATTTGGGTTCTTAAACTCTGGAGAGTGCATTTTTGGTCGCCAACACACCTGAATATCAACCTGCTTGTGAAAATCACACACTTTCTCTCTACTATATTGATATGTTTCCCAATATTCTTTTTCATAAACAAAGTCTAAACCTATTTCTTTTAATTGTCTTGCAAACTTTTCTGTATCACCCTGAAATGAGGTAATAGAACCGATTACACCTACTGTTTTTACTTCTCTATCTGGTCTAACCCATTCCTCATAGTTACAGTGTGCGTGAGGAATAACAACGATATCAGTGCGTTTGAGAGTCTCGGAAAGATATTTCTTGGTATTCTGTGAAGTAGCTATCACTCCTAATTTTGGGTGAGTTTCAAGATACTCTGCTAATTTAACTGAGTCATCAACATCAGCGTATGAATGTTTAGGTGGATTGTCTGGTGGTAAAACCTTGACATAAATACAAATATCATTCTTAAATCCTTTTTTGGGGTTCTTCTTGCCACCAAGAGCATCTGCCATCTGTTCGCCTCTGACGTATCCAGCAGTACCCCTAGAATAGAAAAAACTATAATTCATTATTTTACCCACCAAAAACTAGGTTTCTCATGAAATCCTCTATCCATTATATCGGGGTAGGGATCAGTTAATTCAAACTTAATACCATGAGCCTTAGTATAATCATCTACTGCACCTACTACTCCAGCACCTCTGAAGTTGTAATAGTCATCGCCTGAAATAATACCGCCTTTACGTACCTTCTTAGACCAGTTGATTAAATCTTCCATTACATAATCATAAGCATGACAAGCATCTATGTATACAAAGTCTAGTGAGCCATCTTCAATCTTACTAACAGCGTTCATGCTGGTATCTTTGATTATCTCTGAGTTATAAGGAGCTAGTTTCTGGCAAGCTCTACGGTAATATACAGCGTTCTTTCTCTCACTAGCAGACCATCTATTATCACTACGATGATCCCAGACATCTACACAATAGAGTTTGAGGTTAGGTATAGCCTTAAACATAGCCTCTGATAAGTGACCCATCGAGACACCAACTTCAGCACCAGTAGTAAATCCTAACTCACCAAAGTATTTCAAGAGATCATACTTAGACTTAAACTTTTTCATATTCTGCTATTTCTTGAGGATCTTTAGCTTCTCTGTCCTTATAATAATACAGTAGTACATCTTTAGCCTGACCCCAATAAGGTATATCGTACATCTTTACATCACCTATTCTCTTTTTCTTACCCTGGTTAGTTTCGTATCCGAAGGCTTTTGGATGGCTAAACACTATACTAGGAGTGTGAGAGTAATACTCCTCTCTTTCTTGTGCTTTAACCCCGAGTAGCCTTTCATACCTGCCAGGATCACCCCACCTTGAATCAATCCACTCGCTAGTTTTGCCCTCTTTGAGTAACTCTGGTACTCTAGCAAATCGTTCCTCCATAGCCTCAATCATTAAATCACGATGACAAATCATCTGGTTAATTACAAATCTTCTAGTTCTGAATGAGTACATAGGTGGTTTAGTCCATGTGAACAGAGATAGTTTCTGCTTATCAAAGGCAAAGATTCTTTTCTTGGGTACATAGGTGTGGAAATGCTCATAAGAATAAAGTATGTCATCCTCTGCCATAGCTACATACTTAGTCTTGGCTGCCTTACAGCCCTGAAGGATCTGCCAGTAAATATTTCTATGTTTCCTGCCTATATCCCCTATACAAACATTAGTTCCGAAGTCCATAGGTTTCTGAGACACTGAGATTAGAGGTAGATCACCAATAGCTTTAAGCAGTTGGCGTTTAGTATTGCTAACAAAGGCTGGATTCTCAGTCTCAAGGTAATTACTCGTATAGTAGATTACTGTTATGTCTAGAGGTTCTTTACTTAGCCACATTATTCCCATCCCGGAGGACTGAACTTGTCAATCATCCAATTAAAATCGTGACGTTGTTTACGCCACATCTTCTTATCTAACCATTTAACAACATGCTCAGCAGCCTTTTCACCCTCTGCTCTATTAAGTGAGTAACCCCTACCCTCTGTCTTATGCCAGTGTGCGTACCAGGTATTCTTATTTACCTTGACCTTACCACCGCTTAACCAGACCTTAAATCCTATCTCTTGAAACTCGTTAGCAAACTGTCCCCAATTCTCTGCATCCATCAACTCCAACCAATCAAAGTAAGACCGCTTCATAAACCAACAAGAACCTTGAGAACTCATCAAATCATCTACTTTCTTCTCTTTTAGCTTGGGATCACTGTTCTTCTCAGTCCATACTGAACCATGCAGTTCTTTATCTAAGTACATATAATCTACTGGGTACTTATTATCACTGCGTTTTTCAATTTCCCACTTCTCTACATCCAAAGCATATCTTCTGGGAACGACTACCCAATCATATTCACAGTTTTCTTTGAGTTTAATGTCAAAATCCTGGTCAAATATACAATGTGCATCAACCTTGAGTATGTACTCGCCATGTGAGATAGAAACAGCCGAATTTATGGCATTACGCATCCCTCTAGCCTGGTCAAAATGTATGTAAGTTACCCTTTTATCATTGATAATGTCTTTAGGATCAGGCCAGTAGCCTTCCAAAACAACAATGACCTCTATGTTAGAGGACTTTGACAACAAATTTTTTATAGTTTGGAATAAATAAGGTTCATTACGAGCTGGAATTATAACTGAAACTGAACCATCCATGCACCCATTTTACCATACTCCTTATTCAAAAGGGAATGATGGGGAAGGTGAATCTGAAGAACTTACTGATGCTGAAGGACTCACACTCAAGCTAACTGAAACACTAGGTGAAACTGAAGAACTTGGAGTTGTTGAAGGCGTAGATGAAGGACTTAAACTAGGCGATAAACTTGAAGAAGCTGAGACACTAACACTCTCTGATACTGAAGGACTAGGACTCTCAGATACACTAGGCGTAGAACTTGGGCTAAGTGAAATACTAACTGAAGGGCTTGGGCTAGGGCTATTACTAATACTAAGCGAAGGCGAAGTTGAAGCTGAAGGACTTGCAGAATCGCTTGAAGAAGGACTAAACGAAGGACTTGAGCTGTCTGAAGAACTTGGGCTTGCAGATAGTGAAGGACTTGGGCTTGGTGAGAGTGAGAATGATAATGAAGGACTCAAGCTAACTGAGACACTTGGACTCAAACTGACCGATACACTTGCCGATAAAGTTGCAGATGGACTTAGAGATACCGAGACTGAAGGTGAAGGACTCTCTGAGTATGATCCTGACAATGAAGGGCTTGAACTCACTGACACGCTAGGACTCAAACTTGGAGATAAACTTGCAGAGAGTGAAGAACTTGCTGAAACACTAGAGGTAGCACTTGGAGACAGTGAAGAACTTAAACTTACCGATGGTGAAGGACTAAGCGAAATACTAGCACTTACTGAGATAGAAGGTGAGCTTGAAAGAGCAGCACCAGCAATAAGTGTCCAGACTGCTGAAGTATTTGTACCAGTATTCCTATAAGCTACTGCACCAGTATCATCTAAATCATAGAAGATAGCACCGACTTTGAATCCAGTATAACCATGAGGAGGGGTATTACCCTCTGCCTCTAAAATGTCTTCTGATCTGTTTCTGCCCTGTTGAGCAGTTGTTTGAACGTCAGTGTCATACCTTATAACTCTATTAACTCTATAGGGAGCTTTAGCCGTTAAATAATTACCTTCCGCAGTAGTTCTCTTGCCTGAATCAATAGCTTCAATTCGGGCTAACTCATCTATACTTGCTTGGGATAAAAGTTCTTTTAACTCAAAACTTGCCATATTTATTTTCTTTACCCCCCCTCCATCTGTAGAAGGGGGGGACTAGTTTTTAACTAAACTGTGAACGTAGCAAATAGTTCAGCAGCTTGATGCCTTCTGGCATCCGTTACTTTTTGACCGTATACGAACAGATCTTTAAATGCTGTTCCGAAGTCACCAATCAGATCTTCTTCCATTCTTGCGTTAAGAGTCTTTTCAGCAAATGTCATCCAGTTGGGATGTCCTGCAAGCACTCTATAACCGTCGGAATTGTCGCCAGTAAGTCTATTTGACTTAAAGACTTTGAAGCCTAACAGTTCCGTAATGAAACCTCTCTTGACCAGACTTGAAAATACTTCTGGCACATGAAGGGCTACGCCTGTAGCTCTCACTAAGAGGTTCTCAAACACTGGAGGTACAATTAAGTATCTATCAGTATCAGGAACAGTAGAATGACCTTCTGCTTCTGCTTCATCTAACACCTGCTTCAATTTAGCAACGTATGTCAATAAAGTAGATGTAGTAACTGCTACTACGGTGGCAGCTTGGATTTCATAAGCTGCACCGCCTGAGATTGCACCACCTGTATAAGCAGATGTGGTGTCATCTAGATCATCTTCAATAGTGATATGAGTAGAATCAGTGTAATCTTTTACACGAAACCATTCATCATGACCTGTAGCCTTGAAGGGTCTGCCCTCCATAGCTTCAGTAAAGGTCGTGCCAGATCCTACAACTGCACCTGTAGTGACAGTAATAGTAACTGTACCAGTATCATAATCAGTACCGACTCTGTTACCTGCACCAATGTCAGCATATTGACCATAGATATATTCTTCTATGTTCTTATTTCTTTCATTAGCAACCTGTGTAACAACAGTAGGATGCGGATTTTTAATATACGACAACCAGCGAGCTAATACCTTCTCTTTCCAGTAGAAAGATTTGTATTGATCTATGATCAATTGAGCATTGTTCTCATATAGAGAATCAGCACTCATAGCTGCATTAGCATAAGTTTTCTCTGAGATGTTAGCTAGGTTGAAGATGTTCAGTTTAGAACCAACCTCATTAATATCACCCTCATAGTCACGGTTAGTAACTACCTCAAATTGGCTTTTGTCGTAAAGATTTTTCTGGATTTTGGCGGAAAAGCCTTCTGCCAATTTTGTTCCGTATGCTGAAGACATTATTTATCCCCTCTGTAACTGTTATTTGCTTTACCAGTCCCGAAAGGGGTTAGGAAGTTGTATTACCAATACTAGAGAACATCGTTATTCCAAGTCAACATCAATTTTAGAAATCCATGTCAAATTTGTCATCTGCGAGCATTTGTTTCCATTTGGGGTAGTCGTTTTTCTTGAGTACAGCAGCATCAGTCATACTGATCTTACCATCTTTTTTACCTTTATTTTTAGCTCCACCAGTACCAGTGGAGAACATCTTGCCCTTATTCTTTGGCTTTTTAGTTGATGTTTCTTTATACAAAAACGCAGATACTAAGTCCTCGAAATCAACCCCTCTTCTAGTGGGTTTGTTAGCAAATAGCCTAAACTCATCTACTTTACCCTCTAGCTTTGGGTTTTTATTAAGATTCTCTGGATCGTCAATAAACTTGTCCACCTTATCACCCCAAGCAGAGATATTGTTGTTTTCTTCAGCTATCTCAGAAAAGACCTCTAGTTTTTTGTTATTATCAAAAGCACTGCGAGCCAACTTCTTCTCAAGTTCACTCATTATATCCCATTCGGAATACTCTGCCATCAACTCTTCTTCTGTGGCTGGTTTGATGCTTATAGCTTTCTTTAAAGATTCATTAGTCTTCTTATTTTTAGCGTGGAGTATTTGGGATTCCCTGGTAGATTCGACAAACCTCTTTTTATATGAATCTTTCTCTTCAATTTCCGGCTCTTCTTCTACCTCTTCAACTTCTTCTTCCTTCTCGACCTTTTCCACCTTCTCCTCAACCTCTTTTTCTTCTTCCTTTATCTCTTCCTCCACTTCAAGAGCTTCCTCAACCTTTGCGTCAAGGCTCTCTTTGTTCTCTTCATTGGATTGTTTATCATCTGGCATATCAGTCCTCCTTAAAGGGTTAGATAATTATTATTTACCGCTTACTAGTCCTGAGATCTGCTTCTCAATAACTTCTTTTTGCTTCTCTGGTGAACCTAGAAAAGCATCTAATAACATATAGTTTCGGAGTCTAGCCTTGAGAAGTAAGTCTTGCTTGGTATTCAGATCGGTTTTTGTTAATTTTTCCTCTACACTGTCACGCATTGATGAAATGTAACCTTTAACATCGGAGATCGTCAAACCCTTTTTACTGAGATTCTCACTCCACTCATTGAGAGTATCCCTCTCATCTGGGGTTAAGTCATCGTATTTTAGACCTATTTTCTCTAGTATTTGATTAAGCATTTTGTTGAGGTTGCTCTGGTTGCTGTCTCTGTGGTTGCAACTTTGGATCTAGTTTTGGATCAATACCTTGCTCAGCCATTAAAGCCTGTTGCTGTATGTTTTGCTGCTCCATCTCCATGATCTCATTGATTTCATCTGGTGAAAGATCAGCAAACTCCAGTAGCTTCCTATTATACACCTCTGCCAACTTAACATTATAAGGCATCATTGATTTGGCTACATTCATCTTCTGAATGGAGTCTGAGTCTTGGGTGTTCTTCTCGTCCTGACTCCAAACCTTAGTCTGATAACCAGCATCAGTCATCCAGTTCTTAGGCTCAAGCTCTCTCATGTATATATTATTGGTATTTCTACCCTTTTTATATAGTTTAACTGCGTCTATTTTCTCTGGGGCTGCTTCAATCAATTTCAAGAATATCTCACCTCTACGCTTCCAGGCCGGGGTATAGAACTTGCTCATACCCTTGATACGTTCCTTGGCCTCTCCGAGAGCTAACTGTACCTCTCCGAGTGTCACCTGTTTGTCAACCTGAGTTCCCTGTTGAGTGGCGGTTGCTCCACTGGCTTTTTCTACCATGCCGATGATAAACTCCATCTCGTCTAGAGACTCTGATAGATCAGGAATATCTATCTTCTCCATTACATCACTAGGCTTGCCAGGTACTCCATATTGACCAAAAGGAATAGGCTTGTTAGTAGATGGATTAAACCCCTCTTTAGTGGAGTCGTACCAATACATACCGAAGTTTCGTAGTGTTCTATTCTCAATCATTTGACTGAAAAATGAGTTAAGCACCTTATTAGGCGTTCTCACCATATCTGCTACAGCATCACTCCAAAAGTCCTGCCGCTCCACATCATCAGCCCATGAATTATAGGGGTAGTGAGTTCGCCAGTAGTTATCCTTAGTCTTGCCAATAACCTCTTCCAGAGGCTTCTTCATTAAGATCTCCATATCATCAGCTTCAACATATAGATGCAATTGCTCATCATCATCTCTATACAGAAAATGGAGTGTAAGCTCAACGTATGTCTCACCAAGCACAGGGTCGTCAATATCATCAACGCCCATATCTCTCAGTTTTTGATTCTTAGCTATCAACATCTCTTCGTTGCTCTTAGCTTTCATCAACCCCTGCTTAGTAGCATAAAACGTCTTTATTCTTCTGATTGCAGCCTTGTCATACATTTTGTTCTTCTCAATCGCTGATAGTGGCTCAAAGATATGGGTATGAATTAAGAACCTGGAGGTATTGAGGTCAACTGGGTCTGTGTAGCGGGACACTAATATATCGTGCGGATCTAGTATAGTCATCTTAATCTTGCCATCTATAATCTGCCACTGATCGAAGCTACGCCCATATAAAAACATCTGACGTTTGTCTACAATATCCTGCAACTCAAAACTGTTCTGTTCTCCTGTCCACTTCCAGTACTCATTTTGGAAGATCTCGGCATCCTTATCGTTATCTAGGTTATCAAAGAACAGCACAGGCATGTCGTCTACGTCTTTGAGTAGAGTTCTGATGGTCTGCTTCATTAGGGGTATGTTAACTGATTGTCTCTGAGTAAGCCTATTAACTGTCACCTTGTCTCTATAAAGAGTGTAGTTCTCCAACCAGTCAGGTTGCCTACGTTCTCGATAGTTATAGCCTGACTGCTTATTTAATCTAAGCATCTCAAGCTCTGGGTTTTGTTGTTTTGTTTCTTCCATTTAATAAGACTATCAAGCTAATTTATACATACGCAATACTAATTGATACCAAGCTCGGGGTACATTGGTTGAATCCCTCCTGGATCATTGGGCTTCCATACAACTGTACGGCCATTAGCTATAGCATAACGTAGAGCATCCATACAATGATTGAGAATGTCATTGGGTACATTGAGGGTCTTACCCTCTCTATCTTCCATCCACAAGTAGTTACGATACTCTTTGATTAGGTTTAGGCTTCTCTTGGTCATTGAGATGCGTTGCTCTTGTACATACTGAATACCATTCAACACGCTATCCCTGCCCTTCTTAGATGGCACTATGTTAATGCTGTTACTGGCAATCTCATCAATGCTCTTTGGCTCTGCACTGTCTGCTACCACTAACGCACTGTCAAAGTTAAGTAACTGATCGGCTATCTGCTGGTTGCTTAGTCTCTTTTGATAGACAACCTCATCAATGATCAACCCTCCATCATATTCGTAGATGGCCACTATGGCAGTAGGGTCGTTAGTGTATCCGAAGTCCAGCCCATACCTCCACAGCCTCGCGCCATGTGGTACTGAGTCAACAATGTTCCAACCAACGTAAACTCTACCCTCTACCTCTCCGAGTAGCCCAAGCCCATACACACGCCACCACTGCTTATTACCTTTCCTAGCTTCAATGGTATCAACGATATTCTGATCTAGTGCCTCATTGTCAAGGTAGGTCAATGTGATAAAGTCTACATCCTGATTCGGCATCACCTCGTCATACCACCAGAACTCATTCACTGGATTCCAGTCTAACCAGATTAAATCCTTAGTTCTGATCTCTAACTGGTCATAAGTAACGTAGGGGATGTTGTTGGCCTCATTGATGAATAGTATATCTCTTCGTGGCCCTCTCACCTTACCCGGCTGATCTGCACTGAAGAACTCTAGCTTAGTTGTGCCGAATAGATATGTGCAGTCGCTCTTGTTCCACATCCTCGGATCGAAGTATCCATGCTCTTCCATAATGTCCAGGAAGTCCCGCATAGCTCCACGCTTTAGATGGGGGAATGATTCAGACACCACACTCACCACCTTATTCTCATTGGTTTGGCAGTAGTCAATCAACCATAGGAGAATTGAGATTGTTTTGCTTGCTGAAGTGCCACCGGCTACACCTCTAATCCGTTTCTTTAATTCAAGAAGTCTTGTATATGCTTTGGTTCTTTCATAAGCCATATTGCCTTATAACTCTAATTTTCTGTACTCTGCGGTGAGACAAGTTGTCTTTTATTGAGGTAATTATTTTTCACCCTCTTTTGTCGCTTCAATTTACCTATTAGGATACTTTACTCAAGTACTCTAAACCTTAGCACTTCCACCCATGATGGGGATCTTCTCTCCCTTAGTAGTATGATCTAGCTTCTGTTGAGGCATACCATCCATTCTGTTGGCTAACTCCTTGATGGCTACTACATCTCCCTTGGCTGCCATCTTAGCTAATCTCTTGGCTACTACCTGTTTAACCTTGCCCTTGCCTTGATTGGCATTCTCATTAACTGCATCTTCATAAAGATCAGCCCAAGTCCAGTCCCTCTTGGGTCTACCACTCTTATTTATGTTCTGAGGATTAACTTTAAATCCTGATTGTGGATTTGGATTTGCCATTATAGTTTATTTATTGTTTCTATTTATATTCTTCTTAATTGTACGTAATATGTTTTGTTTGATGTACCAATCCCTCTTCTGATGTATCCTTTATCTAATAATACATTGATACTATGTATAATAGTCGGTTTCTTGTTTCCGTTCTGTACTAATCTATCTATTATCTCTCTTCTTGGTATTGGTGTCTTTTCTTCGTGAACCCAGTAATCTATGAACCTAACAATATCCTCTTGTAAACTATTTATGTCCTTTAGGTTGGTGTATTTGATCACATCTTACAATAAATTGTTATTTATAGGCAAGTATAACATATTTGTTTGGTTGTCTATTTGGTCATTGACTATATACAGTATTACTGTATAGTCGTAGTTAGTATTAAAGTAAAAAGGAACACAACAATGCTACAGCCCACCGATACAAAAATAGAGGTCAAAGATTATCCCTATGGATATTTAAAAACTTCAATGTTCTTCAGTCTTGAGTTTAAATCAAGCAAAGGCTTTCGCTCTGTTAGACAAACAATCAACCCTAAGACTGGCAGAATAAACAAACCTAAAAAAAGTACATATAGTCAAATTCTATTGCTCGATAGTACTGATGGCTTTTGTTCTTTCAAAGGTTTTGAGTTTTACAAAGACAAGGATTTTAACAAAATAATGACATTCTTAGGTGATATCTTTGAACTATTTACTAAAGAGCAAATCCAGTATCTGTATATTAAAGCTATTAACTTTACAAAGATAACTGCTCAATCAACAGTAACTTATTGTAATAGTGAGGTAAGTGAAGTATTAAAAATCATTGAGCCTACAGTTGATGCACTGCTCAAAGGCTTAAAATCAGGAGAAAACAATTTCGCAAGCATCACGCTAGATCATGAAGCACTTAAAGCAACAAAAGAGGAAGGCTATCAACCATTTAAAATGGTGAATTACGCTTAATTACTAGCCGTTGCCCCTTGTTAGGACAGACCGCAGGGGGCGATTTGTTTGGGAATTAAAGAGAGATGTTAAAGAGCTATAAGCTCAATATATCAAGTTTTATTGCTATTTTCAAGGGGTAATTATTTCGTTCTTTCTCTCATCATTAGAGTCTCAACTGATGGAAATTGTATCTCGATACTGAATCTATTTGCTAGGTGTCTAGTCAATACGTTCATTACCCTATCAATTTCTTTAGTTGTTATCTCAGTAGTTGATTCCTTTTTTAACATAGCCTCTTGTATTGGCCGCCATAGATAGTCCTTAATTGTCTGTTTATCCCAGGGTATATCAACCTCTGGCTTTAATGTCTTTTTCATATCCAAACCAGCATCATTCAGTTCTTGTGCTAGGTGTTCAAACATTAAATGTAGCGATCTTGACTGACGTTCTGTTCGCCTTTTAATTACTTTCATATTCCCACCTATATCCACGATGATGTTTGTGCTGTCCTCTACACACCCTGGTAATACAAGAGCTTTCAAATCCACCCTCCCTAACAGCATCTAATCCACAACCCCATCTTTTGATTAGTTTTCCATCCATTGATCTTTGTAATACTGGTCTACTTTTCGGTGCTTTTTCACCATAAATACCCTTGTTCCGTGCCTCTCTTCCAAGAACCCTATAAGCATGAAGTGAGTTCTCACTACCAGTCACCCAGTCAAGATTATCCATATTATTATTAAGTCCGTTTCCATCTTTGTGATTAACCTGCGGTTTACTATTAGGATTAGGAATGAAAGCCAAAGCAACCAACCTATGAACATGAAACGCCTTTGTCCCACCATTCTTATGTAAACTAACCTGTGCATATGTTATATATTGACTCATTTTTCTTGGTATTGGTTTTAATATCCTTTCCTTAACACTGGATGTATGTTCAACTCCATGATGAAAACCCCTCTTTCTTCTAGCAATACTTTTCACTCTCCCACAATTACTAATTAAATAATTTTCCCATTCATCTATTACCATCCATTTTTCTTTGTTCATAACAACTTATGTTAACATGGTTCTGCTTATTAGTAAAGACAAATCTAGCAGCGTTTTGTTTGTTAGTTCTGAGTTTCTGTTCCTGCACTTTCTTCATAACATCTCATTCACTATAAATATCATAGCTAGAAACCCTAATACTACTAATCCTAAGTCTTTCCAGTCGTTTTTTGTCATTGTTTCCTTAGTACATCTAGCTTCTTGCGTTGTTCTTGTCTTAGTTCATTAAATGGATGTTCTGTATATTTGCCAAAATCAACTGTATCTGGATTGGTAATTAATATATTTTCATCCTCACCAATTATTTCATCA